TCGAATTTAGATGGGTTTAGTCGGTCTTCTACGCTTAGGGATTGAAGTTCTGTTTCTACAGCTTTGTAGGAAGATGTTGAAGGGTCTTTTAGGTCAGGGAACTCGGCTGTGTAGTCTGATAGGACTTGCTGAGATTGTGCAGCTGCCTGTTGTTGTTGTTCCTGCTTGCTTAGTTTCTCTTCTAGAGGTTTTACCATTGCTCTAGCCTTTTCTTCTGCTAGTTTGTCTATGTCTTGTGGTGTCATGTCATAGATGTCTTGTGGTAGGCTTGATTGCTGGTTAGACTGGCTGGACTGTTGGTTTTGTAGCTGGATAGCTTGGATAACTTCCTGCATTTTTGCGTCTAGCTTTGAGTTTAACTCTTCAGATAGGTTTTGTGTTTTTCTTGAGAATTCAGATTGCAAGTTTTTGATGCGATCTTCTTCTTGGTTTACATAAGATTCTTCGTTCTGAGTATTTGGATTACTTTCGTCTCTATCCATGGTTTTTCTCCTTGGTCGATTACGTCGGCCACGTCGTTAAGGTTTACGTAGAGCTGTTCTAGCTCTGTTGATTAGTTGTATGAACTCTCGGTATCCGTCGTACCGAAGTTTGTTCCGTTGTAGGTTGTCGAAGCCTTGTTCTACTGAGGTGTTGGCTACGTCTTCTGCTTTGGCTTCGAGAATTTCTTCGAATAGCTTGTTTAGGGCTTTCCAGTTTTCTTCGGAAAGGGATTCTCTAATGAGTTCCTTGTCCTCGATCTTCAGTTTTTTAAATTTCATAGGTTCCTTAGAATGTAGGTGTCTGTACGTTTGCCTGTGCGTTAATGGCTAGGGGTTGTTCTAGCCCGGTGGAGTTCTCTGCGTTAACGGCTTGCTGTGCAAGGTTGGCTGCTTGAGATTGTGCCTGTTGTAGGCTGGCTAGGAGTTGTTGAGCTTGTTGGAGATGGGCTTGGAGTGATTGAATGACTTCTATGTTTAGTTGACCGTTTAGAGAGTCTTCGTTTAGAATCATCTCTGCGTAGGTTACAAAGCCTTGTAAGTCATCTGTTGGTTGAAACTGGAATACTTCTCCAGTCATGATTACTCCGAAGATTTCTTCTGGGGTGAATTGTCTTCTGGTCTGAGGTTTACGGATGTATTTGCTTACATTTCTTACTCCCATCGATTGTAGTAGGTCTTTTAGTGCTTCGTATCTTTCTTGTGGAGTTACGATGCCTAGTTGTAGGTCGATAGGGTTTTGAGTCATCTGGTAGATTTGGTTAGCACGTTGGATTCTGATTTGTGGGTTAGAGTTTGAGCTGTTTGGTTCTAGCTCGAAGTCGTACATGCCGTCGATTTCTTGTCTGTTGTGGATTATTGACCAATATGATTTACCGTCTTCTCCTACTACTCTGAATTGCATTCCTTCAGGTAGTTTGGTTTGGAGCATAGCGAAGAGTTGTTGTAAGAATTGTTTCCATCCACGGTTCATTCGTTTTAGGTAGATGTCGAGGTTAGCGTTAGCTTCGCCTACTAGCGCTCTTGTTCCTGTTGCTGTACGTGTAGCTCCTTGACCGCTGATGATACCCATGTTTAGGTCGGATAGTGATACCATTTTTTGAATGTAATCGGTTAGGAGTTGTTCTTCTTGGAGTCCGAAGTTGGTTTTGCTTGCTAGGTTGGGGAAGAACACTGCTTGAGGATCGTCAACAGGTATCATTGTGCCGGGTTCAAAGGCTATGATTTCTTTTTCCATTGATGAAGAAGGACGGTAGAAGCCGAAGGGTAAGGTGGTTAGGATTCCGGTGTCGATTCTCATGTTATGCATGGCATCGATTTCTTTTGCCAAGGAGTAAAGGAGTTCAGGTATACCTGCTCCATAGGTTTGGTCTTGACGTTTGTGGAAATCTATTTTGAAGAAAGGTCGGATTAGTCCTGGTCCAGCGTGAGGGTATACTCGGTAGGCATAGGTGGCTCTAAGTAGTTCACGAGTGTTAGGGTGTAACCACATAATGATATCGCTAGCTATGCCGCTTTCATCTACGTCTACCTTGCAGTGGGCTTCGATGATTCGGTATCGGTCTCTCTCTTCGGATTTGTCTAGGTTTTGGTCTCCAGCTGTGTCGGCTCTACGTTGTTTTACGTTGTTGCCTTGGCCTTCTAGCTTTGAGTTTCTACCGCTTTCTATTACTGCTTCTACAGCGTCTTCGTCGAATATCTTTTGATCTGCTAGCTGGTAGAGTTCGTCTGAGGTCATCCAGGTTTGCTGCATTACATAGTCGGCTTGTTGTGGGTCGCCTTCTCCACCTATGATTAATAGGTCTTCTACGTTTACTCTATCAGTGCATGGACCGTTAAAGACTTCTATGATACGGTCTACTTCTCTTTCTTGTGCGTCGATTCTTGGTACTTCGACTAGGTTTCCTTCTTCGTCTGGGACTAGCTCTGAGGTTATGTTGCTTACTACTTCTACGTCTTTGAATTTGGTGAACTTCTTTTCCCATCTAGATTTTAGGATACCAGTTCCAGTGGTTATCCAGTCCCACAGCCAACGGTCAGCTGTTTCTTCGATTCCGTTGTTATGGTTCATCCAGTCTTTAAGGGTGTATCCCATTAACTGTTGTACTTTGTCTTGGTTTTGTTCCCAGGCAGCTTGTCTAGCAGAGACTGATAGTGGTGGATTTATTCCTAATAGGGCTGAGAAGAATCTAGCGTGGAATGTTTTACAGATTGTGAATACCACGGGTAGGTGGATGTTGGATGACCACTCGGTAGGGGCTTCATGGATAGGTTCGATAAATTCGTCGAAGGTTACGATGTATTCGGCTTGACGTTCTAGCCACTCTGCTCTGTTAGAGTCACCACGGTACCAGATATCGGCTACCTGGTGGACTACTGAAGATCCTGAATCTTTTTCGTCGGTTAATTTGTTGTATAGGTCTTTAACGATCTGGTCGCGTAGTGGTGCGACAACCTGGAGGCCTTCTTCTTCGTTGTCTTTTAATTTGAAGGATCTTCCCTTCTCTAGCACTTTTTTATCTGAATTAATGTCACTCATTTAGTGTTTGCTCCCTAAGGTTGTCCTCGATTGAGTATAGCATAGTGTTACTTTTTTCGTTTAGCTGACCAGGGGGATGGTTTTCTTGTGTAATTTCGGCGTCTTGGGGTGGTTGATCTGACTGAGAGATTGCAGGTTAGGGCATATTTTAGGCAGGCTAGGAAATCTTTGTCGGTTATGTTTAATTTTGGTTTATTTTCGTCTATGTTGCGGTGTTTTAACCACTCTACATTGGTTATATCGGTGATTAGTCCCTTTAAATTACTAAAAATTTTGAGTTTTGGTTGTTTTCTGCCGAAGTTGTCTGATTCCATAGGGATTTCAAGCACTTGTTGGATTCTTTGTATGAAATCTTCTTCTGACTTTTCTTTAAATGTGGTTGATCTAGCCTTAACACCTTGATTATTCAGTACTTCTATGAATGATAGGTTTCCGTCTCCCCCTGTGGTTGGCGTGGCTCCGAGGCTGTCGCAGATTATATCAATGACGTTGAGACCTAGCATCTCTTGTCTTATCTCTTTAGCGAATTCATTAGGTGAGGATTTGCTTGCTACCTCTTTTATTGCGTAGAGTTGGTCTTTACCGTCACTTGTAAGGAAAACAGCAGTGTGCTTTTTTGATGGGTGAGGGTCTATCGAGATTGCTACAGGCCAGTTGTTTGGTATTTCGAATGGTTCTACTAGATGGGTTTCCTCGTTGAAGAGGTGGGCTAGGGCGAGGCCTTCTAAGTCAAAGAATGAACCTGATTGTCGGATTTCCCTTTCTTTGTCGGATAGGGTCGAAAAGTAGTGTTCCATTGATTCCCAATTTAGGTTTTCTTTGTTTTCGTCTGTACGTCCTGTAAAGACTTCGACGTTTTCTAGTGTTCCTTTTGACCAGGGGTCTAGCACTTCTTTTCTTAACCAGGCTTGAGTTAGAGGAGTTCCTACTAGCAGGAGTTCTGGGTTAGATCCTTTTTTACGCATACCTCTTCTTAGGCCGTTGTATATTTTTTGGGGAGGGGGTTCATCTAGGCAGGCGTAGTCTAGTTCGATTGATTCGAAAATTAGTGGTTCTTGTTGGTGAGTCATGAAGATGGTTTCAGATCCAGTAGGCCAGACTATTCTACGGATGTAGGGTTTACCGTCTTTCTTTAGCCACTCTGGTTTAATCAATACCCACTTCATCATCTCAGGTATCCACTGGTCTTCTATCTTGGATGGACTGTCTAGAAGGACCACTGTTCTATTTGGAGTAGGGATGTATTTGTCTTGCCAGGGGTCCTTTCCTCTAGCTCTTGCAATTACCCAGTTAGCTGCTGTAGCTGATTTACCCCAACCGTTACCACAGAAAACGAACTTTTCCTTGGCAGTAGATTTAAGAGCTTTCAGTTGACCTGTGTGAGGCTTAAAGATATCTCGTTTTTCTCTATCTTTTTTCTTCTTGGCCTCAATGGCATCTAGAAGCTCTAGCTTTTCTTTTTTACTTAGTTTGCTTAAATCCATAGTTTAATAAAGACAGAGGGTCCGAAGACCCTCGTTGTAGGAGATGAAAAGCCCATTCGCGATCTGGGCTGGTGGGTTAATGTGTATCTAGCTTATCATTATCTGAGAGCTTTGACAACTCTGTTGCCAGGAGTGCGTCAAGTTCTTCCTCGTGAAGGTTATCGTATTTGTGGGTGATCTCTTTTTTCTCGGTAGCCTTGCCTATTCCTCTATCAAATATCTCCTTGATAGCGGCTAGCGCTTTTGCTGGGTCATTGGTTGTCACGGCAAGGGTTAGCAGTCTAGCTGCTGCGTATGATTGAAACTGCTCTAAGATCTCTTGGGCAGGTTTTCCATCTGAGACCATCTCTCTTAAAGAGGGTAGAACTGACTGCTTGAACTCTTCATATTGCTCTAGCTCTTGAAGTTTCTTTGTCATCTTTATTTCTTCTTTATTCATTGTCTTTTTCTTACGTCTACCTGCCATCTGGCCTCCTAGGGCTAATATAACATAAGTTTTTAAATTAAAAAATCGTTGAATTAGGCTTAGTTTTTACAAAAAGTTTACAATTAATGTAAGTTATTGAAATTACTGTCAAGTCGAACCTGTTGGAGCTAAAAACTTGTGAGCAGGTACCTATACCGGGGATCGATGACGTCTGTGGGCAGGTACGCGGGGGGTCTCAAAAATGAGCGTTCTCGTGTAAGTATGTGATATCATTGGTGTTTGGTTTTGATTGGTTATGTTTACAAAGGCATCAGACTATATACTATAGTGTTGCAAGCTATGTCTGGGGGAGTTGCTGAGATAATGAATCCGAGCTTAATAGAGGCTTGCTGTTGAGTTTAATTAGATTAGTCTATAGGTTAGTACAGGGTAAGGTGATCGTCCAATACAAGGCATTCTTGTAAGTCTGAGAGGGTGTTTTGTGTAGTGTCGTTATATTGATTTAGACAAAAAAAAGACCACTATTGATTTAGTGGCCTGGGTTAATTAGATTGGATGTTGATTAATTTAATCTAACTGCTTTAGCATCTCTCTTAGTATGGTCTCATGATCTACAAGCTTATATACACCGTCTAGGTCTAGCTCTATTTGTCCTATATCGCCTCCATCTCTATCTATTATGAAGAATATGGCATCGTCTAGCTCGAATTCTGTGGCAACGTGGTTGCCTCCGTAGATAGACAGCACACCTAGTTCGTTATGCGCTGTGAATCGTTCGTCTGTGTAATTAGGAGTAACTTCTAATACTAAATCGCCGCTTTGTATTCCATATCCATTGTCTATGTTCATATCGTTAAATACTATTTCAATACTCATTAATATAAACTCCTTAAAAATGCGTCTAGTCCTCCGGGGTAATTGTTGTCTATCAGTATAGCCTGCTCGAATAGGGAACTGTTACTAATTGGGCCTTTTTCCATATCTTTATATAGTTCTTTTTTGGCTTTGTTTATTTGTTTATTTTTAAATTGTTTTAGGTTAACTTTCTTAGTGTGTTTGCTCATCAATTAACCTGCCTTTCTAATATCTATAGTTTTAGTCAATTCGTTGTCTTCTATAACTTTAATCCTATCTGGCTTTTTAATCAAGGCCTGAATAAATGCTAGCTCATTTTGATACGCGTTAACATATACGATAAACCATGGCCCGACTCGGACTAGATCTAGTCTATCCGGGCTCACAGTCTCGGCTATGATTGAGTGAATAAATCTGTCATTTAATACTAGTTTTAGTTGAATCATTGTTACCTCTTTTCAAGTTATACCTATATATCGGTCCTTAGTTCAGAAAACTTAAGCCTAAAAAGACTACTGAAAATGCTTCTAAAACTAATGTGTGAACAACTAAAAATGTAACTAAAATTAATAATTTATCAAACATAACAACTCCCATCGTTTTAAATTAATACGCTTAAACTATTAAAAAGATCAGTTTGAGTCAAGAAAAAGTTGACAATGCAAAGTTAGTGCCATAGACTAACACCTATGCAAGAGCTAACTGAGATTTGAGAGGGGGGGGGTCAATAAAACGGCCTCTTTTTTATTGGAGGCCTTTGGTCTAGTTATTTAAGAGATCCGATAGCTAGTAATAGGAGTAGTATTATTATCATTGCTGGGTAGATTAGGCTTGGGTCGTTCATAGGTCACCTTGGTTCAATACAACTAACAAATCAGCCACCAGGCTGGCAGCTACCGAGATGCCTCCTACCTCAGACGCCAGGTCCCTTGCTTCCTTCAAGCTCATGTTCATAGACTTCGTGGCATAGGTGTAGCGTCCAGATTGGTGGCGGATAACGGTGAATTTAGTCATCTAGCTCTCCTCGCCGCCGAAGATGCCATGTAGGAATCGGTAGAGTTCTATTGCTTCCTCTTTGTGTAATAACAGTCTTGTACCTGCACTAACTCTTTGGCAAAGGCTCATAGCATTATTAAAGTAAAAACTCTCGCTTGAAGCCTCATGAACCAAGGCATCCTTGGCGGCTGCTAGCTCTGACTGCTTTCGTTCTATTTCCTCTAGCTTTTCTAAAATGTTCACTTAGTCCTCCTAACCAATTGTTTGATTTCCGACTGGTAAAAAGCCAGCCTGTCTAACTTGGTCGTCAATCGACAGACGTTTTCTTTGAGTAAACCCAGCTCGGATGTTATATCTAACTTTTCTCTGGGCATCTCTGAAGGCGACCTCTCCCATTGCTCCCCTAGCTGCTTCGAAGGCTTTATAGATATAAGCAGCCATCTCCGGTAGATGGTAGCCGAGTTGATGAATCGCTTCCAGAATAACTCTGTTAGTGATATCAGGACCATCGACATTTCTATGGTAGACCTTGACATTATCCTCGCCATACTTGATATAGTAATCCAAAACATCTTGAATCGATACATACCTACCTTTTACCTTTCCCTTAATGTTCTTAAGGTATACTTTTCTATTTTGATATCTAATAAATCTGTAAATCATCTAACTTGCTCTCCCTAAATATTTGTTTAACAATTTATAACCTTTGTATGTAAGCTTAACCTCTAATAACTTCTCTGTCAAGTGTTCTTTTGTCCTGTAACAACCAATCCAGTTTTCTTTTCTAGGTGTTTCCAGATAGCCCTGCCTAAGTAGTTCGCTTGCACCTTTTACGTTAAATATCGCTGGGTTGACTAGCTCTCCTTCTCTTAGTATTCCTGTTTTCAGGTTATATACGTAGAGGCTTTTTAATACTCTTCGATCAAATCCGTCCAGTGTGCCCGATGACGGGTAGGATCGGTAAACCTTCCCACCGCAGTAAGGACAACGGTTACCTGATAACACTCTGTCTAGTTCAACCATACTTGTTAAAGAAGGGTCTTCTATATTACGTTTTAAGCAAAAGTCTATCGTGCTTTGTGATGGGTTGCCTAGCTCCATGTGGGACTCTAAGCAGTTACATTGGGGTATTCTTCCATGTCTGTCTTGTAGTTTAGTCATTTAGGTTCTCCGTTAGTTGGCTGGCTAGCTGGCTGTCTAGCTGTCTGCGTAGCTGGCTGTATAGCTGGTTGTATAGTTGTCCGAATAACTGGCTAACTAGCTGGCTGCGTAGCTGGTTGTCTAGCTGGCTGGTTAGCTGGCTGCGTAGCTGGCTGTCTAGCTGGCTGTCTAGCTGGCTGTCTAGCTGAGTTTCAAATTCATCTGTCATCTAAGTCCTCCGTTAGCTGGCTGACTAGCTGGCTGTATAGCTGGTTGTCTAGCTGGCTGTCTAGCTGGCTGTATAGCTGGCTGTATAGCTGTCTGTCTAGCTGGCTGTCTAGCTGGCTGTATAGCTGGTTGTCTAGCTGGCTGTGTAGCTGTCTGCGTAGCTGTCTGCGTAGCTGGCTGTATAGCTGGCTGTCTAGCTGGCTGTCTAGCTGGCTGTCTAGCTGGCTGTCTAGCTGAGTTTCAAATTCATCTGTCATCTAAGTCCTCCGTTAGCTGGTTGTCTAGCTGTCTGTCTAGCTGGTTGCGTAGCTGGCTTTCTAGCTGGTTGTCTAGCTGGCTGTCTAGCTGGTTGTATAGCTGGCTGTCTAGCTGGCTGTCTAGCTGGCTGGCTAGCTGAATGGCTAGCTGGTTGTATAGCCGGTCGCGTAGCTGGCTTTCTAGCTGGGTTTCTAATCTATCTGTCATCCAAGTCCTCCCTTAATTGGCTGGCTAGCTGGCTGGTTAGCTGGTTGGTTAGCTGGCTGGTTAGCTGGCTGGCTAGCTGGCTGGCTAGCTGGCTGTATAGCTGGCTGTATAGCTGGTTGTATAGCTGGCTGTATAGCTGGCTGGATAGCTGGCTGGATAGCTGGCTGGATAGCTGGCTGTCTAGCTGGCTGTTTAGCTGGCTGTTTAGCTGGCTGTCTAGCTGGTTGGCTAGCTGGCTGTATAGCTGGCTGGTTAGCTGGTTTCCAAGGTCATCTCTCATCCAAGTCCTCCTCAAAACAGGGAGCCAAGCCTTAACCTAGCTCCCCTCTAACTTAGTCAATCACCTGTCTAAGCTTTTTAGTAAACGGGTCATACTCTTGCTGGATACCTATTTGATAGTTACCCGGCTGAAGCATTACCGTCTTGTGCTCCTGGTGACGTAAAGCAGTTGGCTTGACAATTCTAAGATGACGCATTGTTGGGTTATCCTTGTCAACCTTGATCTCAAATTCACCTTCTTGTAATTGGTGAGCATGTCCACTAAGTTCACCGTAAGCAAGACAATTGTTGGGTTCGTTTTCTAGCTCGTCAAAGTTAGTTGGTAGCGTGTCAACACATTTAATGATGACATCCCCATGGAAACCCCAATCTCCCGGCTTCATTGGTTCATTAGTTGGAGCTTCCTCCATTACAAATCCTGGTTTAATCCACATATATTTCTCCTTGGTTAGTGGTTTGGTTGGTTAGTTGGTTGTCTAGCTGTCTGGCTAGGTGTATGGCTAGCTGTCTGTCTAGCTGGTTGCGTAGCTGTCTGCGTAGCTGGTTGTCTAGCTGGTTGTCTAGCTGGTTGTCTAGCTGGCTGCGTAGCTGGGTGACTAGCTGACTGTATAGCTGGTTGTCTAATTCATCTTCCATCTAAGTCCTCCGTTAGCTGGCTGGCTAGCTGGTTGTATAGCTGGCTGTCTAGCTGGCTGTCTAGCTGGGTGGATAGCTGGTTGGCTAGCTGGTTGTCTGATTTATCTTTCACTTAAGCCCTCCGTCAGCTGGGTACGTAGCTGGCTGTCTAGTTGGCTGGCTAGCTGGCTGTATAGCTGGATGACTAGCTGGTTGGATAGCTGGGTGGATAGCTGTCTGGCTAGGTGTATGGCTAGCTGTCTGTCTAGCTGGTTGCGTAGCTGGCTTTCTAGCTGGTTGTCTAGCTGGTTGTCTAGCTGGTTGTATAGCTGGCTGTCTAGCTGGCTGTCTAGCTGGCTGGCTAGCTGAATGGCTAGCTGGCTTTCTAGCTGGTTGTCTAGCTGGTTGTCTAGCTGGTTGTATAATTCGTCTTCCACCCTATGCCTCCAACTTCGGATTAGTAAACAACTCTAGCCCACACCTCACTGCCATTGCTTGCTGACAACTCTCTACATGTGGTGGTACAAATTCATAGTGTGTCTTAGGTTCACTAGGGTTTTTAAGTTCTAACAGTTTTTCCGTTTCACCTTCTAACTCGACTTGGTAGAGTTTGTACCACTTGAAACTGTCTAGCTCTTTTGCTTCTAGTTCAGTTAACATGTTGCCTACACCAAAATATTTAGTGCATACAACTCTCTGGTCAGCGTTTTCTATTCCCAAGATTGAGCTTGCGTCAAGTTTACTATTTACTTTCATCAACATTTCTTCTGTTATCAAGACTCCGTCTAAAGCGTAGACTGAATAACCGTCAGCGTATTTCAATGCTGGACCTAGCTCGTTGTGTAACCTGTGATCGTTTTCTGAATCAACATGGATCTCTGTTGGACGTTGGCTTACTATTACCTTGTCATCAAAGTAAACAAAATAGTGAGAGTTCTGGATAAAGAATAATGCATCTTCTAAAAGATGAAAGTCACCTTTTTTCTCTGGGAATAGTTCGTTTAAGATATAGTCATAGAAACCATAGTAGCCTGTCCAATACCACTGATAGTTGTGGTTAGGGTGGGCTCTATTTTCGCCTGTTAGTTGGCAAGCCTTTTTCTGTGCAGCTAGTGGGCTATCTACAATGATTACTTCAGGTGACTGGTAACCGGCTAACTGGTAAGCCCACTCAAAAGCTTGCTTGGTTTTACTTGGGTCTAGCCTTTCTGTTGAGTAGCCGACTTTTGCCCACTTGTTAAAGTATTCTGGGATTGCTGCTTTTTGTTTTGGTGTTAGATTAGTTATCATTTTTATTTTCCTTTGTTTTATGTTTTTATTAGTTGTACTCAGTTTTATCTATTTTTGTTAGGATGTCAAGGGTTAATTGGTTGGATAGCTGGCTGAATAGCTGGCTGTTTAGCTGGCTGTCTAGCTGGTTGGCTAGCTGGCTGTGTAGCTGTCTGCGTAGCTGGATGACTAGCTGGTGATATAACTGTCTGCGTAGCTGGGTAACTAGCTGTCTGGTTAGCTGTCTGTATAGCTGGTTGTCTAGCTGTCTGGATAATTCATCTTCCATCTAAATCCTCCTCACTCTGCCGTAAAATGTCACCTACGTTTGATATGTTTTCAATTTCATCGAGGCTCATGTTCATCAGTTGCTCTAGCTCTCTGTCGATCTGGGCGGCTAGCTCTACCATTTCAGACGATACCCGGTTTGATCTAGCGGCTCTATAGGCACTCAGGCTTACGACGTTCCCCTGTGTTGAGTTTAAATAATCTACCCTAGGGTTAGGGGTACCTATGCTTAATTGAAGGTCGTAGAAGGCTTCTATGAAGGCCTCATCGCTAACTGTTGACATGACTAGGCGGTCTTCTGAGTTGAAGATCTGCCATTCTTTATTGGTTGGGTTCCATAAACCGTAGAAATCATTAGTGTTCATAAGTTTCCTTTCATGTATACTGGGTATTGTTACATAGTTTTGGTGTGGAGTCAAGAAATTGTTTGTGACAAAGTAAGGCTGACAAAGTGGGGTACTCTCTATATATATATATTTATTATTAATTATAAGAAGTATACTTTGTACGTTGTCAAGTATTGCTTTTGCTAGTGTTTTTAATTACTTACACTGGCGGCTGTGTGGGACTTTTTGAAATTCTACGCGACACATTTTACGTGATTTCAGCTAGTTAGGTAGGGCTTATTTTTATTTAGTTGTGAATAAGGGTCTCAGATTAAATCTACAGGGAGTTGACAGGGTTTTCGTTTCATATTAGAATACATTAAGGTTTTATAAGTACCTGAAAACAGGTTAAACAGTTTAGATAGGAGTGTTAAGATTGAGTAAAGAAGTGAGATTAACAGTGGGGAAGATGAGTGACGCTAGGCTTTTTGTGGAGTATTGCATCGCGGCAAGAGGTCTTCAGTTGATGCCTTATGGGTCATTTGCTTTAGGTAGAGCTATCAGTGATTATGCTATAACTTTTTATTTAGATTATAGACAATTTTTAAGAGATAGAAGGTTTCAGAGTATTAGGGCCGGAGAGAAGTTGACTAAGAGCGACATTAAGGATGCTCTATATGAATGGGTGGAAGAAGAGAAACCTAATGTTATATATAGATATACTGATAGGGTTAGATGTGAGAAAGAGAATCTAGAACCGTTAAACGATTACTGTAAACTTATTTTTAATAAAGAAGATATATTTTTTGAGAGTAGGGTTCTAGCTCATTTTATATGGCAGGTTAAAAGAAAAGCTTTAGGTAAGACGGTTAAAGATCACCTTTGTCCAGTTTTTTATGGTGGTCAGGGTTATGGAAAATCTTACGCCTTTAGCAGGTTGATTGAGCCTTTCTCTGATTATGTTTATAATTTATCAGCTCACAATTTAAACAGCCTAGAGAAGATAGGTTTTAAGCTAGCAGGGTCCTTAGTAGCTTTTATGGATGAGTTGGAGGGTTTGAATAGGGCAGATGTTAATGCTGTTAAAAATGTTATTACAGCTAAGACCTTAGATGTTAGGGTATATAACACTCAAGATTTTGTTACTGTTCCACAGAAATGTACTTTTATAGGAGCTACTAATAAACCTTTAAGTGAGGTGTTCTATGACCCTACTGGTATGAGACGTTTTGCAGAGCTTACTGCTCCAGTGGGCAAGTCTATCGATTTTAAAAAATTAAAGGAAACTGATATCTATGCTATTTGGAAAGGTATAGATGAAAATAGGGATGCCCAATACTTAGATGATATTAAAGAAGACTTAATGATTCACCAAAATAGCCTTACTCCTCAAGAGCTTGGGGATATGTTTATGCAAGAGAATTATCTTGAACCAGTTAAGCTTTATGATGAGTTATATAAGGATGTGTCTGAGGCAGAGAAAGAGATTTATAATATATGTCTTGATGATATTTATGGGGTATACAGTAACTGGTGTGAAGAAAAAGGCGCTAAAAGGTATGACGTTAGGTGGTTAGGTAGGAAGCTTACTAACAAAGGTTTCGATAAAAAAGTTCTTAGGGACGGCTTGAGTAAAAAAAGAAAAACTTATTATGCTTTACCCTTTAGGGCTATTAAGAATCTAAGCCTTGAAAGTAAAATGTTTGAAGCTGGTAAGAAGGGCGATATAGTCAAAGTGAATTTTACTAAGCACCGGGAGGTTTAGTGGAAGAGGTGACAAAGAAATACCTAGAACTACTTTTTGATAAGGATGACCATGTTTGCTATGGAACTAGCCCTTACGATATATTGGTTACTCCTCAAAGTGAACTGCCCGAAGGTGTTTGCTATGTTGGTGTTAATAGTTTTAAGCCTGGTACTACTAGGAAAAAAGTTAATGTGGATAAGCATAGATCTTTTATATTGGAGTTTGATATTGGAAAACAACGAAGCCATTTCAATTATATCTGGGCTAGTGATGTACCTTACACTGTTGCAGTTGACAGTGGGGGAAAAAGTACGCACTTCATTATTGTTCTCGAAACTCCTATTAATGGGGACGATTATAGTTCTGCTGCTCGTGCAATAAAACGTATTCAAGCTAATATTGATAAGACCCCTCTCCATGCAGCAGGGTTTACAAGGTTACCTGGTGTTATGAGAAATAATGGTAATATGCAAAAACTGCTTAAGGTTAAGAGTAGGGTACCTAATGAGGATTTTATGTCGTGGCTAGCTCTTTATGATCCTGGTGAGCCTGAGAGACCTCCTTGGGAGATTGAGGGTACCAGGGACCTTAAGGACTTGCCTTGGAACACGGCTAAGGTCTTGGAAGAAGGTGACTGGGGACATTTTTCTGGTAGGCATGAGGCTTTAGGGGTTCTTTGTAAGGACCTTTTGAGGCTAGGTTTTGACGTTGAAGAAGTTAGAGTGATGCTAGCTGATACGGCGGAACTAGTTGGAATCACTGGAGAAAGAGATGCTGACGGTGAGATTGATAGATTGTTGAAGTATTGGGTTGACAAGGGTGGAGTAATCTGATAGAGTGACAGTATGAGTTATTCGAATTTTACAGGAATACAATATTTTAAGCCTACCGGAACCATAGATAACTGGGGTGACGCATCTAGAATCAACAGAAGATTACTAGAAGAGTTAGACAGATTTAGACATCATCTTGGAGTACCAGTTTATATTACCTCAGGCTTTCGTAACGGTAGTGGGACTAGCCAACATGATTTTGGAGACGCTGTAGATATTGTGGTACCTGGTTTTCAAAAAACTCTTTTTGACCTTTACCTAGAAGCGGAGCGATTTGGTTTTACAGGAATCGGTCTCTATCCTGACTGGAGTTGGAATGGTGACGAGATCGGTGGATTGCATCTTGACGTTAGATCAGTGGTAAAGGGAGCGAGATGGTTAGGGAAGAGAGACCCGGATTCAGGGAAGAATCAATATTACTCGATGACTAAGTATAACCTTCAAATGTTAGGAATAATATGAAACAGCTTTTAATTATTATGGGAATACTGCTAGCCCTTACGACCGCTAAGGCTGAGGTGTTTACAGTTTCCACTATTAATAAAAAACCGGAAGAAACTAGCTATGGTACAGGTTTTTTGATCAATACTAAGAAGGGTAAAGTGGGTATTACTGCCCTTCACATTTGCGCTTATTCGGATAAGCCTGAGATACATGCTCACATTGGGCCAAATAAGTATAGGTTAGATGTAAATGGTATCGTGGTGTCTTTTGACTTGTGCTTTTTTAAGGCTGGGCCTTTGACTAAGGTTAAGGCTTATGATTTAGTTGAGTTGGGTCAACCTGTTACTACTGATATTATGATTCACAAGTTTAAGGGCGTTAATAAGTATGAAAAGAATTTTGGTGTTCTCAGGATGAATGGGACAGACGATCTAGCTCCTTTACCTTTTAAGGGTTACGCTAAGCACATTATTCCTTTTGATATTTACATGGTTTCAATAGCTGAGGGGTCAAGCGGTGGTCCGGTTATCGATGAAAAAACGGGAAAAGTAGTTGGGATGGTTGCCATTATGACCAAGGATGGTTTTACTTTATTGGCTATACCGGGTACACTTATTAGACGAGTATTAAACGTAGAAGGTATGTAAGATGAAGTTACAAGAGTTAGGAAGAAAAACAGCTAGAGGTATTATCGTTTATGTTGTACCAGTTTTACTGTTAGCTGGTGTGGCTTCTCAAGTAGTACCTCTTATCAAAGATCCAGTGCTAGCGATGTTGCCTGCTATGGCAGCTGGGTATCTAGCTCCTTACTTGACTAAGGTGGCGGATAAATGGATTCGTTAATCATTTTGATCATGGGAGCGATAGCTGCTCTTATGGGTAATTGGGTATATAGGAAGAATAGAGAAAAGAAGCTAGAGGCTGAAGTTGTTGAACGTAGAAGGAATATTGCGTTAGCTAAAGAGGTTACCAAACGGGCTGAAAAGGAGCTAGAAGATGCAAAACTTTCTTATGATGATAGTTTGCGTGATTACAATAACAAGTACCGCAACGATAACGAAGGCGAATGAGTTAGCTGAGTGTAAGAAGCAGGTCGAGGTTTGTGAGAAGGTTCTAGATAGTGCTGATAATTATATTATGGAACTTAATGATGTTATTAGAATGAAGAATGATGAGATCAAGAAATATGAGGATCTGGTTGAGACTTACGATAGACTGCAAGAAGAGAGAAGACTAGCTGATGATACCTGGTATAAGAATCCCTGGATTATGGGTGCCTTAGGTGTCATGATTGGTGTTGGGATATCGAGATGAGACTTGTTAGTTGGATTTATTTGTTCCTGTGTGTCATGGTAGCTTTGCACTTTTGTCACCGGGTTGAAGCTAAAGATAAGAAAACTTTTCAGAAAATATATAAAGAAGTAAAGAAAGCAGAGAAAGAGTATGGGGTTCCTAGGGAAATTATTCTCGCTATCATTCAAATTGAAAGCTCATTCAACCCTAGAGCGGTCGGTAAATCTCATGGAGAACTTGGTCTACTGCAAACTAGGCCTAATCTTCACAGTTGTAGTAGCTTGGGCATTAGAGAGTCAATACAGTGTGGTGTGGCGTACCTTGATAGAATCGTTGACCGTGATGACGCTGGGAATATTGTGCTTGAAACTGTTGCAAGATTTAATCTCGGCCCGAATAGAAAAGTCAATAATTACAGATCTACAAGATATTATAGAAAAATAAAGAAAGCTCTAAAAGATAGGTATTGGGAAAAATGGCTGAAGTAAAAGCGTTATTAGAAAAAGAGGTTAAGTAGATGATAGTTCAACAACCAATAATGTTAAAAAGTGATCTTGAAAGAGGGTTTTACTTTCTTCAAGGTGAAGTTAATGACGACTTATTCACAGAGGTCTGTGAAGCATTAACTATAATGGAACAGTGTCCTGAAAAAGAAATTACGTTAGCTATAAAAACATTAGGAGGGTGCGTCTATTCCGGACTAGCTATTTTTGATAGGATTAAAATGTCCCCTAAAAAAGTAAACACCTTAGCTATTGGAGAAACGATGTCAGCTGGAACTATAATCCTACAAGCAGGGCACAAAAGACTGGCAACTAAACACGCACAACTACTTTTTCACAGTGGTTATGAGGATCTTTCTGGGACGCCTGAAGATAATGATATTACTAGGAAGCACTTTAGAAAAATACAAAAACAGATGGTCGACATATACGCCGAAAGGTCTCATGTAGGCGAGAGAGCTATTAAGATGTGGCTTAAAAAGGATACTTACTTTACTGCTGAAGAGGCTTTGAGTAAAGGTTTAATTGACGAGGTGGTAAAGTGAGCTTTCATTTTTATCCAAATAGAACTTTATGCAGCGTTTTAGAAGAAATGCGTAAGTGTTATGAGACCAGAAATTTCTGTAGTCTTTTAGGTTTGATTGAGGAAGCTCAGTCCATGGGTAACCGGATGGAAGCCGCCTTAGAAGATCGTAAAGACATTAGGAGCGCTGAAGAGTATAAGTCCACATTGAAAAAAGAAATCAGAGAACTAGAGAAAAAGTCAAGGGAGCTAAGTAGTGAAGACTAGTAAAATATCCCTTAGAAACTCAGTTGAACTAGTCCTAGTTGACGAAGATATAGCTAATCTAGTGGGCTGGTTAAACTGGTATGTCAACGATAACGGTTATGTAGTGACGGACGTTCCAAAACCAAAGCAAGAAAGTGTTGGAGTAGTAAAAATGAGACTTCATAGACTAATAATGAACGCGCCAAAAGGAAAAGATGTAGACCATATTAATGGAAACCGTTTAGATAATCGAAGATCTAATCTGAGAATTTGTTCAAGGAGCGAAAACTTGTTTAATCAGGGCAGCGGAGGTGCATCTAAGTATTCAAATCTAAAAGGAGCTTATTATCACAAAGAAAGAAAACACTGGTTTTCTTCTATACTGTGCCCCGTTACAAAGAAAAACATATACCTAGGTTCCTTTAAAACAGAGCAAGAAGCACACGAAGTTTATAGAGCCAAAAGCTTGGAGTTACATAAAGATTACTCGGTATTTAAAGGACAGCAAGATGAGAGTAAGTAGCAAGAAAGCCAAGGGGAGGAGACTAGCTCAAAAGGTAGCTGATACCTTGAGGCAGTATTTTCCTAGCCTTGAACCAGATGATACAAGGGTGACTCCTTCAGGTGTTAATGGTCCTGATGTGCAGTTGTCGCCAGCAGCTAGACGTGTTTTTCCTTACGCGGTTGAGTGTAAGAATGTTGAGAAGTTAAATGTTTGGAAGGCTTTAGAGCAGGCTGAAGAAAATAGATCTAATCTGACTGAGCCCTTATTGGTATTTAGTCGTAACAGGTCTAAGGAGTATGCGGTTATCGAGTTAGAGAGGTTCGTCGAGTTAGTAGCAGCATTGGAGCATTTGAGAAATAATGAGTAATGGAAAGTATAAGTATTATCACGGTTGGTGGCTAGCTCCTGAAGAGGATGAGGATAAACAGTTAGAGCTGGATCTTGATGACAAGATATCGGATGAATTGATTGACGCTATCGTTGAAGAAGCTATTAAGATGGCGGATGACGAGAAGAAAAAGAATATTGAGGATGAGGGTAAAAGGATGCAGGATTTCTTTTTTCCAAAGCCTAAGACTACTCCGGGTATAAGGAAGGAGTGTCTAGAGAAGGGTATTTGTCCTGAGTGTGCAAGGGATCTTGAGATGACTGCTTGGGGGATGACTTGTCCTGAGCATGGAACGGATTACTGATGTTTAAGGATGAAAAGGTAAGAGCTAGAAAGAGGGCTGGAAGAAGGCCTGGACCTGTTAAGGTTTCTGAGATGTTGTTGAAGGATGATAACTTTGAGGAAGAAGATACACCTTTTCGTAAACTTGTTAAGTTATTTTTTGGACCTCTAGCTGCTAAGTATTTGAAAGGGTTAAAGAGTGGTCTTAGTTATGAACATGAAGAGAAACAGTTGGATGTTATTCTTAATGTAATATTTGATGCTGATAATAGGAAGATAGTTGAGTTGGAGGCTTTGGAGCCTTTTAAGATGCCGGGGTTACTTTGGAGGGGACGAGATGATTGGAGTCCGATGGCTGGTTTTAGGGACGTGTTGACAGGTGATAGGATTACCTGTAGAATGGACAAGAGAAAGTCTGATGAAATTAGATTACAATTTGATAATGGAAATATACAACAAGAATTTAAGTTGAAGATAAAAGATTTTGAAAGTTTAGAAGATAAATTAAAACAAGTTTGAGCGAGAGGTGCGAAAATCGCTAGGGTGTTTACTTCCTTTCCCCCTTGGAACGCACAGGATAAGACAATAGCCGCTGGTGAATGTGTGGTACTGCCACAGTAGCCAGGTAGCCGCTTCGCGAACGGCCTCGCTCTTTTTTTTTAGGAGTTTATATGTCAGATGCTTATGAACCACCTACTAGCCCTTCTGGGCCTTATCTGGTTGCCTTGGATATCGAGACTACTGGGCTAGATCCTCACAAGGATAAGATTACCTGTGTTGGTCTGTACCACCCTAGCTTTAGTTATGTGGTTAGGAGTAGAGACGAGCTTGAAAGAACCTTAGATTACCTTAAAGAGTATGGGTTTGTTGGACAGAACTTTGGGTTTGATCTCAAATTTTTGCTTCACCAATGGGAGATTGATCTAAGGGACAGGTGGTTAGCTGATACCCAGTTAGCGGCTTACGTGCC